TCTTGTCCACCCATGTCAATCATTTCTGCTGCTTCAGCATCCATAATTCCACCTTCAGCAGCATTAACTCTTACACCACCTGATCTGTAATCAAATTTATTATATCCTGCCGGTGTTGTGTATCCTGCTACTTCTGAACCAGGTACTGGTCCGCCGTTAGCCGCCATCATAGGTTGTTGCATACCTTGAGTCTGTTCTTGTTGTTGCATTACTGCTTTAACAAATTGTTCAAAAGATAAATCTCCACCTTTGTTTTTGTATTTTACAAATTCTGCCATAAGCATTTGTTCTGCTTGTGCATTACCAGCGTCACCGCCCATGTTTAAAAATGTTTGTGCTGGTCTCATTCTTGTAGCTGCTTGCATTCTTATAATTTCGTCTTCATCATCTGTGTCTCCACCCATTGCAAAGTTTGCTCTACCACCATCAGCTGCGTAAAAATTTTGACTAACATATTTTTTCTTAGGCATAAAATTTAAACCCACACCGGCATCACCTTTTCCTGAGTAATAATTCTTTGCACTTTGTACTGTCGCTAATGGGTCTAATTGAGTTACTGATTCTTCTACTTCGTCGTTGTCACCACCCATGAATAGAGGAGCCATACTTGCAAGACCTAAACCTGTTAATCCTGCTCTGCCTGCACTAAATTTACCATCTTTGTCGTAAAATGCTCCAGCTAATAACCCTCTTTTACCTTGGGCTGCACCGCCAACACCACTAGCTCTAAATAAATTTGCAAGGTTTCCAAAACGACTTAAACCCTGACCTCCTGAAAACATACCAGAACCACCTAAGAATTTAGCACCACCAAGCATATAACCAGCACCACCAAGTAAAGCCATCTTACCTATAGGACTTTTTACAATTTTCTTAACGCCCCGTACCGCTTTCTTAACGATACTACCCAGTCCATATTGTTGTCTTGGTTGTTGCATTCTTGAAATTGCCATAATTTTATCCTAGTTTATTTCTTCTACTTTGTTTCTGCAAACAAATCAAGAGTAGGCATAATGACTTTTACGTCCTGTGCCATGTCTTCATTCTTAAAACCCTTAGCTTCCCAGTCTTTTTTTTCCTTAAAAACCTCGCCTGTTTGCTTGTGTCTATATGTTGTAATCACTTCTTGTGCCTGTATTACTGGTATAGTTTTATCCATTAGTCTATTTTCTCCTTTTTAATGTTTAGATAGCTGATAGCTACGTCAAATGAATCTGTCGTGCTAGATTGTACTGTAAAAGTACTGCCACCTTCTACTATTAATGGTTGGGTTAATAATTCTACTGTAACATTAGCAGTCAATGCTGCTGATTTAATAGCTGTAATACTGTTGTTGGTAACAGTAACAACTGGTGTACCCGCTGATGTAACAAGTATAGATTTAATGACTATAGTTTCATTAACTGCAGGAATACTAGCACCTAGTGGTGTTAGTGCACTACCACTTGTATTATTATCTATGCCTTTAAATTTGTATTGGTTTACTGTTGCCATTATTCTAAAAGACTAACTATGCCCCCTCCAGCTTTTTTTGTTTTCATTTTATCATTATATTCTTTAATAAGTTTTTCTGATTCTTCTTTGGAAAAAAATTTACCAAAAGGATTGGTACCTGTTTCTATTGCAACACCTTTCATGTTTCTAATAAAATCACCTATACCCCCCTCCATATCAAAAAAATCTTGGTTTTTATTTTTCATAGAATCTATTATTGCATAAGCTAAACCATCTGGAAGAGATTCCCAAAATCCTCTATTTGTCATTTTTGCATAATCCATACCACTTAATAAATTATATTTTCTAGCGTCCTCTTTATTACCCGAACTAAAAGATGCTAGGTAATTAGTATTATCAAAATGTTCTTTTAAACCAGGCATGTTTTCTAACCTGTCATTCATGTTCGCTTGGTAAACAGCTTCAGCAAAACCTAATGGTGCTTTACCCTTTCCACCCATACTTAGTTGTTCAAATTCGTCGTATACTTTTCCCATTATTCTAAAAAGAAAGCTCTTGCTTCTATCTCCTGTTTAAGTTCTTCTTGAAAAGATGTATTTAATTTTGTTATCACTCCATCAAGATCTCTAACTAATGATTGGAAAGTTCTTTCCTCGTATTCTTTACTTGCTCTAGTTAATGATTGTACAATTTTTGCCATTATAAAATACTTGCTAGTCCTCCGTTTGCAAAAGTAATTCCGTATCTTGCTTCTGTGTCAAAAGTTCCGTCTGGTTTAAGACTGCCACCTGCTGTAAATGTTCCTGGACCTATTTGCTTACTATAACCACCACTTAACCCTGTGTCAGTATTATAATTAATTCCATAATTATTTCCAGTATAATTAGCGTTAAACTCTGGGCCATTAATTGTATCATAAGACATACTTGTATTAATTGGTCCTACGGTACTATCGTATTGCATTTTTCCTTCTAGGTCTTCGTCTTGAATAGTTTTATTTAAATTTAAAATTGCACTTAATCTACCAAAAGGAATTGTAGTAGTTATACCAGTTGGAAGAGATCCTAAAACAGTGTTTTTATATAATGTTTCTGGTTTATTAAAAAATGTATTATCTCCATCATTATTTCCAGTTAAAGTAGGTTTTGTATTATATTGACCTACAGCACCATATTGTTCTCTACTGTCATCTTTATCTCCACCAAAATCTTCACTACCAAAATCTGAATCTTTGCCAGCGTCTTTTCCACCACCTGCAAACCCTATTCTACCACCTTTTATAAAACCAGTTCTTCCTTTACCCGTTTTATTGCTTACTGGACCGCCGTCTACAGAAGAAGAACCAAATCCTTGTCCTGTATCATAAGATTGTTTACCTGCACTATCTAATCCATAATTATTCGGCCCATGTTCAGCAGGATCATATTGTCTTTTTGATTCTGCTCTAGATTCTGCCGCTGCTATGTTTGCTGGATCTTCAAACTCAGATATCTTGTTTGATTTGTTTTTGATTTTGTTAAAATTAAATTTAGCCATATTAACATTTACAAGATTACTAAATAAATTTTTTACACCTAAATCTTCATCAGTTAATTCTCCTGAGTATTTCCCAGTTTCTTCTATTTCTGAAACTATATCATTTATTTGTTGTTGATTTAATGATGTTTTTTTTTCCAGCGCTTTACCTATAGTACCTGTTCTTTTATCAAAAGTTTTATCAGTCATTTGATTAGCAGCGTAGCCAGACATAATTCCTTCTGGTGTATTATAAGCAACACCTTGTCCTGTTACTATTCTTCCAATGTCGTCTGTGTAAATACCCGCACCTCTTAATTCATTTTCCAAAATGGATCTTTCATTTACAGGCATTACACCTTTAAGTTTGTTACCTAAAAATTGCATACCTCTTTTAACTGGTCCTACGTAGGGTATATAATTTATAGCCTTACTTAAAAATTTTTGTGTTTGAGAAGGAGTTGGTCCATAAAAAAATTCTTGATTCATATCCATTTGTTTTATATCTGCTGTACTAGGATTCATTTCATATTCTGCATACTGTCTGTAATCATAGTTAGGTTTGTAATCAGTTCTTATATTTTGATCATTATCTCCACCACTATTTGTAAAAGCATTTGTATTAGGTATACCAAATGATGGAGCTTCTGATTCTTCTACTTCTTCTGTTGTTGGTTCAGTAAACGTAGGAACACTACGTAAATATTTAGACTGAGGCATAAACTTACTGACGTTGTCATATATGTTTTGATCTTGTTCGTTATAAAAAGCTACCATTATCCTCTCCTCCCGTCGGGCATTATGTCTAATCTAAATGTACCTAGCTTCCAGTTTTGTGCTGCAGCTGTGTTAGAAATTTGTAAAGCAATTGCCCTAGCTCTTATTCTAACATCTTGTTTTGTTTGAGTTGTTGTTATATCAAAAGGTCTTACTACCGGAGTGTTAATCGGGTAATCTGTAGTAACTAGTGATACTCTTGTATTTCCTACTTGTTCTATAAAATCAGGTATAATACGACTAATTTTTGCAATGTATTCACCATCTCCTCTAATGTCTGGCATACCCATACTCTGTCCTGATGCAGCTCTTTTTTGTGTAATATCAAATTCACCTGATGTAATAGTTCCTTTTAATGGTGTAACCACACCTCCTGAATCAATTTGATCAGTACCCGTTTCATGTTCATAATATATTGTACAACCATCAGTGTTACCAATTACATCATAAGAAGCATTGCTATCAGGATCATAATAATTTGCATGGGGTTTATTAAATACAGCTGAGTCTGCCCACGATGCTCTTGGTAAACCTATTTTTACATTTGCACCAGATGAATTAGTTTCTGTTGTTATTGAATTTATAGTCCACACTGTTCTTTTACTAGTCGACTCTAGATAATTAAATGTAACTGCACGGTCTATTTGATTAGACCCATTACTGCAATAAAACCAATTTACTTCTGTAAATAAATTATTTAGTCCACAGTTAATTAAATCTCTAGATGTAAAATTTATATCATCAAATACAAAATCTTCTACAAGACAAGGCATAGATTTTAACTGTCCGTCGTAAGTAAAGAAACCATTTTCAGACATCCAATAAGCAACTCCATCAACTTCTACACAAGCATTTTTACCACTTAATCCACAATTAGTCCCTACTTGTTGAAATGAGAAAGTAAAAGGTGCACCTACAAATTGCATTAAAAATAATGCAGTGTCGGTCCATACATAAATTGCATCTCTACCTTTAATAGCTCCCATAATTTTAGAACCTGCAGCAAGTCTTTGTGTGCCTGCAGTATTTTCTGCGGTAACTGTATAAGCTGTAGACCCATCAATATTTTCTTGGTCTGAGAATCTAATAAACATATCGTCTTGCGTTGATTTATCTCCAACTGTTGTTTCTGTTCCAAAAAATACTAAGTGTCTATCCGGTGTAGATACCAATACGTGTCTAGATGCTGTAGGAGCATTGGCTAGCAATGTAGCTCTAACTGATGTAGCATTTGTAGGTTGTGCATCCCACTCAAAACATTCGCCATTATAAATAAGTGCAATTAATTTTGTACCAAAATTATCTAATACCCATAAGCCAGGGTTAAGTGTTACATCATCCGTAGAAGACTCACCCCATGCAACAAAAGCTGAAATATTACTTACCGTAGCTCCTGCACTATGTGTAGCTTTAGTGGTACCATTAACACCTCGGGCTCCTCCACTTAAGGTCCCTGTTGCCTGGTCATTGTTTGTATAACTAATATCTTCTGTACCAATTCTAATTTCTCCAGAATCAGGAAAAGCTGTTGAGTTTGCAATAACAATGTTAGTTGTGATTGTATCTGTTAAAGCAGTTGTTAAAGTCGTAGTTGCAATACCAGAGGCAGTTCCACCAAAGTTTGCTGTACCCCAACCAAATCCACCTAGTTGTTGAGATGGACCGACATGATAAAAAGGTTTGCCTGTAGCATCTCCAGAATTATTTAATTGAGTTCCTGTTTCATTACTTGCCATTGTAATTGTAATTGATGTAGATGTTGGCACTGAAGTTGCCATAAATTTTTTATCTTCAAAAGAAGCGTCGTTAAAAGTAGATCCTACCGCAGTAACCCCACTTACACCGTCAAATAATATAATATCATTTTCTTCCATTCCGTGTGAAGATGGAAATGTAACTGTAACTGTTGGAGTGCCACTTGCACTTGAAAAAATAACGTTTGCTATACTTACTCTTATTGGAGTAATATCATAAAACGTTCCTCCAGAATAAGCATACAACATTCTGTTTGTACCTATTGCTGCGTACTTAGTTCCTGAATTATTGTCCCAATGATGTAAAGCCCTACCGGCTCCTGTTAATTTATCTTCACCTAATTGATCCCAGCCACCTAATTTTTCTGGTGAACCGTATCTAAACCTAACATTGTTACCATCAAACCACTGTCCTTCAGCACCTAATTCAGTAACTTGTTTGTTGTATCCGGGGACAAAGCCTAATTTCTGTAACATAAAACTCCATTTTTATACTATTTTACAAAATGATGGTAGACCTAACATAGGCCGTTTATCAAATCTATTGTTTTCAGCAAATGGGCCATTTACATGATTATAGTGTAAAAATACTTGACCGCAAATGTTACCGTCAAAAGGCTCTCGCCAATGTTCAAGTTCACAGCCACTATATACTAACATATCTCCAACTTCAAGCAGGACTTTTGTGCCTGCTGGAGCGTTGGGTTTAACTATATTCTTACGTTCATCAATAACATTATCAGCACCTGTGCCATCTATAAAGATTGGCCATGGGTCTCCGCCTAAGTGAATAGTTGTAGAAATCTCACAACTAGGTCTGTCTTTATGTCTTCTAAGCTCATCACCTTTTTTATAAGCTCTTGCATAAGAGTAAGTAGGTATTAAATCTAATCCCGTTTCCTGAGACATGACTGGTAATACTTTAACAAGTAAAGTTTCCATTACAGGATCTGAATAATGCGAATAAGTGTTTGGAATTTGTGGGTCTCCCCATGTACCTAACATGCCATTATCATAAGTTGTATTGTTATCATACATAAATTTAACTGCATCTCGTTTAAGAAGAAAATAGTTAAACACAAAATTAGCTAGCTCATAGCTAAGTGCACCTTTTATTATTTGATATTTATTAAAAGCCATGCTGTATAAAATTAAAACTTATTGATATCCTTATATCATCTGATTGATTAAATTCAACACTATGCCATAACCAAGCTGGAAACATTATAATACGTCCTGGAATAGGGTCTAGTTTTACATCTCTCCATAAATGTTTAGGGGGTTTACCTTCTTTTCGATTTGGCATTACTATTTGTACTCCTGGTCTTGGGTCATATATTTTAAGTCTTCCAGCCTGTGGGTTTGACTTAACATAATACACACCTGAAAATAATGAGTTTGGATGTATGTGCGGTTGGTTTGATCCTCCTTTAGGATTTATATTAGCCCACATATTACCAAGTACTGGTTCTCTATCTAACCATTCTTCTTTAAATACATCTTTACACATAATCATTAGTTCGTCGACTAAGGGATGATACTCTGGTTTTGATGCCATGTCTGTTGTTGAGTGCCAACTTTTAACATTTGTTTTATTTACACCTGGATCTTGAGCAGACCAATTAAATATATTTTGTGCTAGTTCATGATTATTTAATTTTATATCTTTGCCGTAAACATTTGTAGGAAAAAATTCTTCTCTAATCATTATGTTTTTTAATTTTTTCTATAAATGAAATAAGAGTCATACGGTTTTCGCTAGGTTTTTGTAATTCTGCAGCGTGCCATATCCTTGAATTAAATGCAATTAATCTATTAAATCTTCCTGTAAAAGAAACTGTTTTGTTAAACAAAGAATTATTTTTTAATTTTAATTTTTGAATTTCTTGTTTTTCTGTAATTGAATAATTTTTATGGTTATTAAAATAATCATGTTTTTTATCTTGGGGTTCAATTAATTGGTGTTCATCTTTTTGTTCGTAGATAGATGTTCCGGCTGTTCCACCTTCTGTTAAATATATAACAGCAGTAATTAACCCGTTATCACTATGGACCCAACCATCGTTAATATCATATTCATTTTTTTGAAAAAAACTTTTAGCAAAAAATTTATAAAAAGAACCTGGATAAAAACAATTTAGTATTTTTGTATTTATAAAATTAAATAATTCTTGATTAATTTCGTTTAAGTGTTTAGACCTTACTCCTCTTGTATTTCCAATATCAGTGTATGTTAAAGTATTAGCAAATTTTATTATTTCCTTAGGGTCTTCAAAAATATTGTCTACACAAGAAATCATCTAAAAGGTTTACCACCAAACCAAACAACTAAAGATTGTCTCATACCTCTAGTTACAGGTTGTACCCTATGATTTAAAAAAGATGCAAAACAAATAGCATGTCCTTGTTTAAGTGGTGCAATTTTTCCTGGTGACATTAGTTCTAAATCACCACCTTCAAATTCTGATGAGTCATTTAATAATAATGTCATTGATATTTTTCTTACCGGAGGTTCATGCCCCATGCTTACATCACAATCCATATGCCAATCATAAAAACCACCTACAGGGTATTCAGTAAACTGTGCTGGTTCTGTAATTCTTATATCATCAAAGCCAAAATGATTTAGATTAGCGGCTTGAATAAAGTTATTTAAATCTTGATACATAGGTTTCATTGTATCAAACGGAATCCAACTAATTGTAGTTGTTCTTTTTTTAGTATCTACACTTCCGTCGGGTCTATCCATCCCTACTCCAGCTTGTTGTGGTTTTTGTTCTCTACCAGATTTAATAATTTGTCTACATTGATCTGGTGTAAACAAAGGAGTATTTGTTTTTATAATCCAACTTTTCCATTTTGGTTCTTTTATTATAGTGTTTTCGTACATTAAAATCTTGCCCTGTTCTGTATTGGGTTATGTGCTACATCACAATTAGCTGATAATGTTCTTCTATACCCTGGACCATTAAAAGGATAAACACAGTGTCTAACATCATAAGGAAATATAAAAAAATCTCTTTCTTTAATTTCTGGACAGTAATCCGTATTTGAAAATTGCCCTGCAGCAGCACCCATTATTTGTAGTTTTCCGTTTTGAGGTTCATCTTTAGAAGAGTACTCTACACCAAAAGATTCTGGTACTTTTAAAATCATTACAGAAGATAAACCTGTGTACAAAGAACCCTGGTGTACGTGCACTGGATTATATTCATTCTCAAACATTTGATTAATCCAAACAGAGTTTAATTTTTTTTTTTGATATGTAATACGATTAAATTCTAAATAATGTTTAAAAGTATTTTCAAACCAATTAAGAACATCATGAGTTAACAAATTATGATGTTGCATAATATCTTTGTTGTCTCCTTGATAGTATAAAGAATGTTCTT